GAGGTGGGAAAGTCATCATTCATAGGCGAATTAGAACGGGTTTGGTCGGACGAGCAAGGGGTGTGGAAATCCCTTGAGCGGTGTCGGCTGAATCTTAGTAAGTCCATACCTTAAGCAAGTATGGGGGAAGTAGTATGAAGTGATGTGGCGAAAGAGCAATGACCTGCCCACCATCCACCTCAGCGTAACGCGGGGCAATGGAGCGAAATGGTGCGGAGAGGGAGCGAAAGCGGTAGTTAGGTTGAAGGCGTAGGTGAGGGCGTGGTAAGCCCAAGACCCGTAAAGCGTGCGGTTGGTGGACAGATAGCAGTAAGGCATTCGGAGAATGTTCAGTCCCACCTATATTTAATGGTGAAAGAAAAACAAGAAAATTGTAGCATGAACAAAAAGTAGGAGGTTATTTGTAGCATATAGAAATGTAGGATTGGATTTTTGTAGCAAGAGGCGCGATACCTAACCTTAATAAAGGTTTTCTTTTAGGGGTTATTTGTAGCATACTAACTTTGTAGCAAAACACTTGGCGGTGGTATGGATACTTGGTGCATTTTTCACACTAACTTTTTTTTGTAGCATAAGCATTTTTACACGCGCAACATTTTTTTGTAGCATACTTTTTTTGTAGCAAAGCACGACACGACATTACGCTACAAATTTGTAGCATAGGGGGGAACAGACTTGCTACAAAAAAACCTTATAAGGGCAACCCCACTCGGAGTATCATGGACAATTACACGAAGCGAGATGAAGCACACACGCATTGCGACCATTGCAGGACAGAATACTTTAAGTGTTATATTAGTGAGTTTGGGTATAGCCTGTGGGTATGCAGATGCACCCAAGACGCTTGCCCTCATGGGTTTTATAATTTGATGCTCGACAACAGAATTAGCAAGGTAAAAGGCTCGGAGCGTAATTTAGTTTGGTAAAACCCGCAAGAATAGGCAAAAACCGCCTTTTTTCGCATGAAAGCAAAAATTTGTAGCATAAGTTAGCGAAAACCCCGTATTGCTACAAATTTGTAGCATAAGGGGGTAAAACCGTAGCCTACCATGCTACAAAAAAGACTTAAGTAGGGATACCCCGTCCGCTCAAATATGACGACATGGACGGCAATGACCCCCGCGTATATTGATATGCTATTGGACACGAGACACAGTAAAGAGGCAAAAGATTTAGCCATTAAAGAATTAATGAAAATGGCTCGTGCCCTTGACGCTTACCAACAGGTATTCGGTATGGAAGAAGAATGAAGCAGGACAAGACTTATAAGCAAAACAGGAGTGGAAGAAATATGGAAGAAGACGAGACGACAGAATATGTGGATATAACACCGAGTAACGAAGGTATGGCTATGATGCTATGGGAATTAGCAATGAACCATACTGACTATGAAAAGAGAGAATGGGCCAAGATGAAATTAATTAAGGGCTATTTAGCAGGTGAATGAGTAACGGAGAATGAGTAAGACCCAACCCCGCCTCGCCCACGAAGAGGAAGCGTGGAGGACAAGTGCGGGGGGGCATCATTTTTTCGTGCGCGCAAAAATTTGTAGCATAGTGCTTTTTTGGGGCTACGCATATACGCTACAAATTTGTAGCATACGGAAGTAAATACACACGCTCGATATGCTACAAAAAAACCTTATAACCCCCTACCCCTTCGGCTCTAATATGGAGAAAGACGACATACGACTTGACGACTGCGGACATATTGTGATGGATAAGGACATGACTGACCTTTGGGTTAGAACCCCGAAAGGTTTGATTGCTATACACCTTAACCAATACACCGGCCTTTACCACATGACTGCTTGGAACACCCATGAAGGAAATAAGATGAGCAAGAAAAAAGAGGGCAACGGATATTTCAAGATAGCCCAAGAGATGAGCGGAACATATAGCGAGGAAAAAGCAAGATACAAAACAGGCATGATACACACTCCCACGCCTTGAGATACTTTGGCGTTAGAAGTCGGATACTCGACCCCCCAAAGCGCGCGGGGGGTCGGGTGGCGCATTTTTTATACCCGTTAAAAATTTGTAGCATAGCAACAGTAGGTGTTGTAAAACACACTAAGTTACAAATTTGTAGCATACCGACCGTGAGAGTAGGATACCTATGCTACAAAAAAACCTTATAAGGGGGTATGGGGTCGCAGGACTATGGAGCGAAGGTTCGCAATGGTATGCCTGCACGAGACAGACACGATGGAAGACGGAACAGTTAGATATATTCCGTGTTGCATTAAAGAGGGAGTCGCCGGTTACTTCCCTATGAGGGGAAACCCCGACAAGTTACAAAGCGCTTGGTATTGGGGTAAGACGCATGAGGAATGTTCCGAGATATGCGATATTTACAACCAAGACTTAGGTTTAACGGCTGAAGATGTTAGGGAGATTATAGCAAGTAGCATGAGACTTTCTTGAATTGGGGCGGGGGTTCTCAACCCCCCCGTTCCTTTTGGCTCTCAAAAATTTGTAGCATAGGGATTCCTTTTTTGGGCGTAACGAGGTGGGCTACAAATTTGTAGCATACATACCGTAACCACTACTGAGTTATGCTACAAAAAAAGGTTATAACCATATACCCCAACCGCGATACATGAAGCGACAACGCGACATAAGGACGCACAACCGAGACAGGTTCAAGGGCGCGCGCCTCAACGATGAAGAAAGAAAGGAATGCGCAAGCATCATGGAGAGACTACGAGGGCAAAAGCCTGCGAGATTCGCAACAGGCACAAGCACACTTGTAGTCCTCAAGGAGATTGCATGGAGAGAAGCAGAAGGGTCAAGCGGGGACTTGATTTGTTGTATTGTCCGTAATGGTGTGGAAAATACTTGGATGCTACGAGGCAAGAACCAAATGAAAGGCAGTAAAGAAAAATTACGAGTAAAGAAGATTCTATGGGGATACTGAGATTCTACGGGTATTGTGGGCGGGGGGACGCATCACCCCCCGTCCCAAACCTTATGCACGACAGAAATTTGTAGCATAGCGTAACAAACACAACAACAACACACACTACAAATTTGTAGCGTATCTCGGTAGAGAAAACAACGCTATTATGCTACAAAAAAAGGTTATATATGGATACCCTGTCCGCTAAAATGTAAGTGGGGGGCGAACTGAACACTCGCCCCCATGAAGACCGGAGTTATACCCCCGAAGGCAAGTAGGGCAGGTAAAGAGCCGGTGCGTCCCTAACTGCAACGCCAATAAGACAGGATACACGCACACGAGAAGACCCCTCTCCGAGTCGAGTGAAAAAGGGTGGCCGATATTTTCAGAAAGCGTAACACTTACCCGACCTGCCCACGAGTTAGGCATAACGCGTGGGTTGCCCCTGTTTAGGGGTAAGTCCCTGTTTGTTCGCAGGCGATTGGTCGGCAATTTTTTTAGCGCTCATAAAAATTTGTAGCATATCTTTCTATTGTTTCCGCACGCTACTGAAAGAATAAAACGCATGACTGCTACAAATTTGTAGCAATTATTTTATTTCTTCATATATGTTTTAGATTACTTCTCTATTACTAAAAATACTAATGAAAGAATTAATTAATTACAAATTTGTAGCGTAGTATAGCGTTTAATTAATTTTGTTGGCTACAAAAACAAAAAAATAAATAACGATGCTACAAAAAAACCTTATAAGCAAATACCTTTAGGGTCGGTTTGGTGATACAATGCTAACGCGCAGACACTTTGAGGCGATTGCCTCTATTATACAGATGAAAGAAAGCCGAACAGAAAAAATGATTGCATACGAGACCATTAGGCCGATTTGCATGGAGAACCCCCGCTTTGATGAAGCCAAGTTTCTCAAGGCTTGCGGGATTTGAGTAGGTTGGGGGTTCGCCCCCTTCCTCTCTTTTCTTTGGCCGTTAAAAATTTGTAGCATAACGACAACAAAAAAGGCGCGCGTTGCTTACACGCACGAGGCTACAAATTTGTAGCGTAGCCCGCTTATGCGTGCGCGCGGGGCGTAACACCCTTGACCTATGCTACAAAAAAAGGTTAAATAGGCATACCCCTTCGTCTGTTTATGTGCGAGTATTACGACAAGTATTGGGCATTAGTAGAGGCAATAAGAAAAAGCACAGGCAAGGGAACAGAAACACTTGTCTGTATAGATGATATATTACATAACATAGACACACACCAACCCTTCTGCCCTTACGCGCCTTGAGCGGAGCGCGTTTGCGCTTATAATCTTTTCTTTAGCGCTGAAAAATTTGTAGCATAACCCCGCAACGGTTTTGCGCGCACGCGCTTTTCTTGATAAGCCACAAATTTGTAGCATAGGGTGTAAGGGTTTGCGCGCGTGGCGTTTGCCGTATTACACTACAAATTTGTAGCATACTTACTCATACACGCTGAAGCGAAAAAGCGCGCGACCTATGCTACAAAAAAAGGTTATAAGGGGACACCCCTTCGGCTATTCATGGGCAAAATAGTGTTCCAGACAAAAGGCATATTTACATTGTATTCCTGCTCCTGTGGCGGGGATGCTGAACCGTCAGATGCAGGCGTGTATTGTTACGACTGCGGGGCTTCGGCTTCTTGGCCGAAGAGGGAAAGGATTAAACTTTCCGACTTGGGGATTGAGTGAGACCGACCCCAATATTTGTAGCATAATTTCTTTAGCCCGTAAAAATTTGTAGCATAGCGTGAGCGTTGCGCGCGCAACGGCGCGTAAGTAT